ACTTCGCAATGGGTAAAGAAAAAGGTGACTATAGTGCAATTATTACCGTTGGAAGAAGTCCTAACGGTATTTTTTATGTCGTTGATTCCTATCTCGAACGTGTTCATCCTGACGTATTGCTTCAGAAAATCGTAGAAAAGACGATGCAGTATCAATACGCAGGTATGTCGGTTGAATCGCAGCAGGCGCAAGAGTGGTTCGCTCATAAGCTCAAGGAAGAACTGCGGAGATACGGTTATCCCGCGCATACACGCGTGAAAGAGATTAAGCAACGGATGCGTAAGCAATTACGTATCGAGTCACTACTTCCGGAGATCCAAGGCGGACGTATTCGGTTTAAAAAGCAACATCGACTACTGCTCGAAATGTTCGAACTTTATCCAAATCATAATAATGATGACGGTCCCGACGGACTTCACATGGCATATACGGCTGGATTAGACGGTAAAAAGAAGATCATAAACAAACCGCAATGGCTATAGAAAGGAGGCGAAGCAATGTCGCTACTTGATTTATTTACCGGTATTTTCGCCGGAAAGAAACCGGATTCCATCGAAACAGATGGCGTAAACATAGAAGTATTCAGCAACGGCAAGTTATTCGATACTGGCGCACTATACCCGCCGGTTGAATCGCTCGAACGTTTAGCTAAATATTACCGTGGCCGCAAGATATTTGACGGTAAGCAAGCCGAAATCTACGAACGAGCCAGCGAGCTATTAAAAGACACGCCTCACGCAAAGCAGTTACAGAAATTATATATCGCTGTAAATATCATCGATACCTTGGTTACAAAACCGGCTGACATGCTCGTAGGAGAACCGCCTACATACGAAAGCGGAGAACCTGATGATAGTACCGAGCAGCAGGCGCTTAATCGTATCGTGGAAGAGAACGACTTGAATCAGTTAATCCACGAGACGACAATAGGCGCAGGGATCCGCGCTGACAGTTTCATCAAAACGTTCCACGGATACCGACAGGACTTCTCGGCGCTCGGAATTATCCCGCCAGGAGTGAAGCCTGAGCCGATTATTGAACCAGTTAATCCTAGCTTTGTATTTCCGGAAGTATCGCGTAACAATGCGAAGAAATTCCGTGCGATTAACATTGCTTTTATCGAATGGGTATACGAAAGAGGCGTAGAGGTTCCGTACTTGCACGTTGAACGACATTTACCAGGACTTATCACATACGAAAAGTTTAAGACGACTGCCTATGACGTAGACAGCAGTTATGGAGCACCAATACAACGATTCCTTATCGGAGATAAAGTGCCGGCAGGACGTGAATCTGACATCGAAGAGACTGGAGTACCACGGTTACTCGTCCATCATATTCCTTACAAAACCGTAGATGATTCGTGGGAAGGAATTAGTGGTATCGAGAAACTAGAAAGCATTCTCGCTGCTATTAACGATTTGCTCGTACAGCTGGATTATATCTTGCATAAGCATAGCGATCCAACGGCCTACGGACCGGAGTTACCTACAGATGCAGACGGTAGCATTCGATTCGGGGGTAAGTATATTCCGGTAAATAAGGACGAACAAACTCCGGGATACATGACGTTCCTATCATCACAACAATTGGACGGTATCTTCCGCGAACTAGACATGCTATTATCGCTAGTTTACCAGATGTCCGAGACTCCACAATGGCTATTCGGTACGACTGTGGCAGGTCAGGAGCAAGGCGGTACGGGTACGAGTCACACCGATGGAGCTGCGATTAAGGCTCGGTTTATGCCGATCTTATCGAAGGTGAAACGCATTAGAGTACACGTTGATCGTGCTATCCGTGACGCATTATGGACGGCAATGGAGTTAGAGAACTTCGCTAATGAAGGCGTTGACGGATTTACTCCGTATGATCCGGTATACCCGAAGATTACTTGGCGTGATGGACTGCCGAGGTCTGAGAAAGAGGAAGCAGAAATCGCTCAGTTACGTACTGGCGGTAAGCCTACTCTTGACGTTCAAAGTGCGATTAAACGTCTCGATAACTTGGACGATATGCAGGCGCAAGAGATTATTGACCGCATTCAAGACGATGAGAAGAACGCAAATGGATTCGTTGATGCGTCTATATTCAGTAATAACGGAGCTGGAGGCGGTAATTAATGGCAGAATTTGATCGCCAAATACCGCAACCTGAGTATGATAACGATATATCCCGTCTTGTCCGCTATTATCAGCAGGCAGCACGGGATATTTTAATTCAACTCGAAAGAATCGACTTGTCTAACGCAACACAGGCGACTCAACGAGCGGTACTAGCTGACATTGCGAAGATACTTTCGCAGTTAAACGAAGATGCCTCCGCTTGGGTCGAAGAGAATATACCTGTAGCGGCTAGAGATGGCGTTGCTAGTACGCTAGTTACGTTAGGGATCGTCGAGACGTTCGAGCAAGCCTTAACAGTCGTTGAGTTTAATCGATTAAATAAGTCGATGATTGAAACCACCATTGCCGATACGCAAGCGGATTTATTGCAGATTACACAGAATATGGATCGTAAAATTAAGACGACTATTCGCCAGTCTGTGGCGGAGGTAATGCGCTCGAACATGGCAGCAGGTATCAACGGAAGAAAGACAATAAGCCGTGAGATATTAGCGGATTTGCGAAATAAACTCGGTGAATCGGTGAATACAGGTATTATTGACGCTGCAGGGCGTCGATGGGATCCGAAAGTATACGCTGAGATGGTGACTAGAACGAAGATGATGCGGACCAGGATGGACGCCACGATTAACGAAGCAGTCGGGCGTGAAGCGTATTATGGTACGGTAAGTCGTAACGGATCAAAGCACGAGGAGTGCCGTGTATGGGAAGGTAAAATCGTGAAGTTGATACCGGATGCTCCTGGTAACTATCCGTATGTAGGCGACTTACGTAATCAATCTCGCGGTTTATTCCATCCAAACTGCCAGCATCAGGTTTTACCGGTACGAGATCCGAATCTACTACCGCAGAACTTAAAAGAAATTAACGGTTTATAGGGCGCTCACAAGGCGTCTTTTTATTTTGCCTTACGGAATGGCGTTAAACTTTCGGCTGAATATCTAATAGGCGACGGCCTCAAAACGGACGAGGTTTGTAATGAGTGAAGAATTAAATAACGAACAAGTAATCGAAGAAGTAAAGTCTGACGAGACTAAAACCACGGAACCAGCGAAGACATTCTCGCAAGAAGAGCTTGATAAAATCGTAGCTGACAGAATCGCTAGAGAACGCAAAAAGCTAGACAAGTATGCGGACTATGACGATTTAAAAACAAAGGCTGCAGAATACGAAAAGGCACTCGAAGAAAAACGCCTTGCGGAGTTATCCGAAAAGGACCGTTTAGAAGAGATTGCCAAAAAGCACGAAAGCGAAAAGCAAACGTTGGCGAAGCAGTTGGAGGAGTTACAAACGACCATTCAACGTGAAAAAATCGTCAATGAATTTATTAAGGTTGCGACGAGCAACAACGTAGCTTACATCGATGATGCCTTGAAGCTCGCTGATCTATCCGCGGTAGTGATCGAAGATGGAAAGGTAATCGGAGTAGAAGACGTTGTGAAAACGCTCGTTGAACATAAACCGTTCCTTCTCGGAGCGAAGAAAGAGCCGAAACAAATCGGTAACTCTTCGAATCCATCACAAGAAGGAGCGCAGAAAACTGCGGAACAACTTCTTAAGGAAGCCGCTGATAAAGCTCGTAAATCTGGTCGTATCGAAGATATGCAGAAATACGCGGCATTAAAAATGGAACTAGGTTTATAAATCGCGCACCGATTAGTCGGGCGCTTTTTTAATTTCTAACACATATTAGGGGGAATAAATAATGGCAATGATTTACGATTCTTCGTTAATCGGTAAAAAACAATCTGTAGTAGATGAGATTCTACTTCTTAATCCGCACCAAACTCCAATGATTAACCTTCTTGGATTTGCTGAGGCTGTAACACAAACTACTCACCAATGGTTCTAATCGAGCCGTCCTTTCGAGAGATCGATAGGATTATAAGCGCGGAAAAAATCTGGAAGGCTGAGACGCTAATCAGAGGTGAAGTCGTTTGGTAATACTTACGACAGCCGCAACGCATAGACGGTGAAACTGTTTAGTACAGAATATAATCCGTCCACGAGGCCGCGCATCCCAAACGTGAAGTCGTGGGATAAAAGGTATGCTGAACTATATCGAATTAGAAGATATAGAACTATCGGATAAAAAGCCGATAGGATAACATAATTGTTGAAGACGAAATGTTCGCGGATGAAACTACTACTTCTGCATCTGCACTTGTTGGCGACACCACTATTAACGTTGTTGACGGATCTATCTTCCGTGTTTCTGACGTAATCAAGATCGGTAGCGAACTTTTAAAGATTACTGCTATCGCAACTAACGCTCTAACTGTCAGCAGAGGCTATGCGTCAACTACTGCCAGCGCTGTCGCTTCTGGCGCTAAAGTTGAGTTCCAGTTCTCTGAAGGCGTTGAAGGTGCAGACGCTCGTTCTGCTCGTTCTAAAGCTCGCGTTCAGAAGCAGAACTACACTCAAATTTTCGACGATGCGGTACAAGTTTCTGGGACTTCTTTGGCGGTAACTCAATACGGAATCAGTGATCTTTACGGGTATGAGAAGGCCAAAAAGCAATTGGAGCTTGCCTTACAATTGGAAAAAAGCATTTTGAACGGCGTAGGATATCAGTCAGGCCAAATCCGTCAGATGAAAGGTATCAAGAATTTCATCTCTACTAACGTAACTGACAACGCTGCTGCAGCGGTAACTGCTACTGTAATAAACGATTCTCTTCAAAAGATTTTCGAAGCTGGTGGTTTTGCTACTGGAGGAAACTACAAGATCATTGTTCCTGCGAAGCAAAAGCGCGCAATCTCTGCATTCGATAACAACAAGCTTTATATCACTCAAAGCGAAAACAGCCGTGGGTATGTAGTTGACCATTTCGTTTCTGACTTCGGTCAATTCGAAATCACTCTTAACAACAACCTTTCTTCTGACGAGTTATTGATCGTTGATACAAACCGTATGGCGATCCGTCCGCTTGCTACTCGTGAGTTCTTCCACAAATACATGGGAGATAAGGGAGACTATGTTACTGGAACAATCGTTGGTGAATACACACTACAATTCGAGCAAGAAAAAGCTCACGCTCGTGTCAAGAACCTTGCTTAATTAAACTAACCGCCCGTAATCCGACGACTACGGGCTTTCTTTTATGGAGGTAACGTATGGCTCAGTTTAAAAGCCGTTTCTTAGAACTTGGCTTCTACGTTAACGGACAACTTAAAAATTTTAACGGTGGTAACTACGTCACCGAAGACAAGTCCGAGATAGAAGTATTATCGGCGCTTGTTGACGTTGAACGAGTAGATACACCGGTAAAAGAACCGAAGAAAGCGGAGGAACCCGCTGCTACTAAGCGCAAAACCTCCGAAAAATAACGGAGGTGTAACGCATGGCCATTAATGTTTCCGTTGACCAAGCGGAAGAGTATTTCGGAACCAACGTTCTGTTTACAGACGAATGGGATTCCGCAGATTATACGAAGAAAGAAAAGGCGCTCACTAACGCTGAGAACCAGCTATACCGGTATTATTCCGCATACAATGCCACTGACAAGCCGGTACCTAACGAAGCCGTATTCGAGCAAGCGCTATGGCTCCTTCGCCTTGACGATTCGATCCGCAAAGCCGAGCAAGGTGTTCGTCAAATATCCGTATCAGGCGTAACCATCGCCATCGACCGCGCACCGGATTATATTGCGCCAGAGGTTCGTAAGATTCTTGGACGTCGCGTAGGATGGAGCGTGTTGTAAATGACGAATTGGGTTGATTTAAAGAGTCTTACATGGTCGCCATATAACGAAGCGCCACCACAATCTCCTTCTGCTACTGCTCCAACAACATCGTCTCTAATTCCGTTAAAGGATGAAGTTGTTATCGCCAAGGTAACAGGATTAGATGATTATGGACAACCGATTTTCGGTGTATCAACGACTTACAAATGCAGGATTGATGAAGGCACGAAGTTAACGCGGAATCAACAAGGAAGCGAAGTTATATCAGCGGCGCAGATACTATTATCCGGTGGCGTGGCGGTTGGGTATAACGATGTGCTTATATTTGTTGATGCTGGCGGAGAGCAACGTGCAGCCAATCCTATTCGCATAAGTACAGTTAAAGATATATCGTCAAAACCGTTGTTTACGAAGGTGGAATTGTAATGGCGGATATTGTATGGAACAGTGACGCAGTGTTGGCGAATATACTTGCCGCAACTAAGCGAGCTATGAACGACTGTGTAGACGATTTGGTACGTACTTCGTCAGAATCTACTCCGCATGATAAAGGATTCTTAGATGAATCGTGGGATCGTGAAGTGAAAGTGGAGAACGGAGAAGTTGTCGGAGCTGTCGGATATGGTGTGCGTGAGAAGGACCGGTCAGGAAACGTTACAAACTACGCTGTATGGATTCACGAAGGAACGTATAATCTTGGCGAAGGTTCGCTTGCTAAATCAGGCGGAGATAGTGGATTGAGCGGTAAACATTATCCGGTTGGTAATAAGTTTTTGGAGCGCCCGTTTAAAGGCGATTCTAAATCGTATGAAAAGCATATAGCAGATATGGTGAAGGAGGCGTTGAAGTAACGTGCTGGCAGTTATCGATATAATTAACTATTTAAAAACGGCGATACCGTACACATATTACGCCAACGAATTTCCTGCAACGGCTGCTGATGATATTGCATACGTGCGAATTACTGGCGGAGGTTCGCCGGATCATACCGTTTCTATCAAACGTCCATCGTTTCAAGTGTTGGTACGGTCAAAATCAGTAGTAACTGCGGAAGCAAAAGCTAACGTTATTCACTCTGACTTACACCAAAAGCGAGATTTTATGCTTGGTACAACGAGAGTTATCGTATGTACTGGCGATCAGAGTACTCCGGTATATATTGGGATGGATGCGAATAGTCGAGCGTTATATTCGATAAATTTTACGGCAGTGATTGCGGAGTGATGTTATGAAAATACGTTGCAAACAAGCGGACGGTGAGATCGGATTAAACGGTACTTACTGGACGGTTGAAAATCATGTCGCTGATGTTCCTGATGATGCAGCGGCTATTTTGCTTGACCGTTACTCCGATAACTTCGGAGTTTACGAAGAAACCATTGAGGAGGAATCGTAATGCCATTAACTACAGTTACAAAGATTCTTGGTATTAATGACATCAAAATCAGTAAGCTTACTGTTGATGACGGAACCACTTTAACGTATCAGACTTCTGTAGACGTTCCTGGTTCTACATCTTTAAAATTAGGCGCTAAGTTCGTAGAGAAGGAACTTCGTGGTGACGAAGTAATTCTTGACCGTTACACTAAGATCGATTCTATCGACTTCTCTTTCGACCATGCAAAAGTTTCTCTTGACGTTTTAAACGTAATCTTAGGAGGAACTACTGCGGCTGCCGGAACAACGCCTGCACAAACTCAAACTTACACTCTTAAAGGAACCGATATTCCTAACTACTTCAAAATCGAAGGCCAATCGAAATATACCGACGCTGGAGATGTTCATATCATCCTTTATAAGTGCAAAATCAACAAGTTTGACTATGAATTGAAAGGCGAAGATTACGCTAGTGTTTCTATTAGCGGAACTGCAATTCCTACTGCAAAAGACAGCAAGATCAAAGATGTTATCATCAACGAAACTGCTGCGGCAATCGTTTAATAACAATTTATGGGCGGCTTAGTGCCGTCCTATTTTATTTGGAGGTAACATGGGTAATTTAGGAGACATTCGTATTAAATCGGTTTCTATTAATTTGGACAAAGAACGCAATCTTTTGTTTGATCTTAACGCATTCGCAGAGCTTGAGGATGTATACGGAGAAATTGATGAAGCTTTAAATGCAATTGGCCGTGGATCTATTAAAGCTGTTCGTGCTGTATTATTCGCTGGACTCGTTCACGAAGATGAATCTCTTACCGTTAAATCCGTCGGTAAACTTGTAACGCTTAAGAATCTCCAGGAAGTATCTGCAGCTCTTACCGAAGCTATAAAGCAGGCTATGCCACAGGGAAACGAGACAGCCCAACCGTAGATGAAGACGATTCTAGCGGTTGGGACTGGTCATGGTTCTATTATTTAGGAACGGTAGTACTTGGTATGACGGAGGAACGATTTTGGCGTTCTACTCCTCGCAAAATAGCGGCACTCGCTGACGTCCATATGAAAGTAAACAGTGGTGGCGGTGAGGGATCGCCGCAGGAATCGCAGACACAAACGATAAACGACTTTATGTCGTGGTAATAAGGAGGTGAGCGAGTGGCGTTACAAATCGGTGAACTTTTTGTAAATATAAAAGCTAACATGTCGGAGCTTAAACGTAACTTAGATCAAGCACGACAAGATAGTGAACGAGCAGGTAACGCGATTGGCGATGCACTTAAAAAAGGTTTCGGATTTGCTGCAGGTATGGCCGGTTTTCAAGGTCTTAGTTCAGCTTTGCACGAATTAGCACAATCTGCGTTAGATTTCGGTGGGACCATGCAGAAGGTTAAAGTTCTTTCTGATGCTACCAACGAAGAAATGAAGCAGTTAACAGATACGGCCTTAAAAATGGCTCCAGCTATGGGATTCAAAGCAACGGAGGCTGCAGAAGGATTGCAGGAGCTTGCAGCGAGTGGCTTTACCGCTCAACAAATGGCGGTAATGTTGCCTGCTGTAATGAGTGCTGCGGCTGCTTCAGGAGAGAAGCTAAGTTTGGCATCCGAATTAGTTGCGAGTCAGTTACACTCTTTCGGAATGGAAGCGTCACAGGCAGGGCATATTGCTGATGTCCTAGCGAAGGCTTCGAATATATCTGCGATAGGTATGCAGGACTTAAACTACTCACTTAAGTACGCAGGTCCTGTGGCTCATGCTGTCGGAGTTAGTTTCGAAGAGTTAGGAGCAGCAATCGCTGTGATGGGGAATAACGGTATTAAGGGTGAGCAAGCGGGTACAACATTACGTAGCTCTATCGAGAGTTTGATTAATCCATCGCGCGAAGCTAGAGACACGATGGCTGCTCTAGGTATTAGTGTTAAAGATAGCCAAGGAAATTTACTTCCACTAGCTACTATACTCGGAACGTTCCAGGAAAAACTACAAAACGCTACATCTGCACAAAAAGCTCAAGCAGTAGCGATGATATTCGGTAAAGAGGCGGCAAGCGGTATGTTGTCGTTGATTGCCGCAGGACCGGATAAGTTGAAAGAGTTTACGAAAGAGCTTGAAAACTCCGCTGGTTCATCTAAAAAAGCTGCTGAAGAGATGAATAACAATTTCGGCGGTAGTTTGAAGAAGTTACAGGGAACCATTCAAGCAGTCGCAGTAGACATTGAAAAAACACTAGATCCAATACTTAAGAGTGTTACGGATTCATTAAATAAAATGTTTTCATCGCTTAAAAACTCCGATGAATTTAAAACTTCATTATCGCAATCTGCTTCTACAATAGCGTCCGTTTTTAAACTCGTAGTAGAAAATAGCGACAAAGTTATCCTCGCTATAAAAGCGATTTCCAGCGCATTTGTGGCTATGCGAGTTGTAGCTGTTTTAAATATCGCAACTATTGCTAAAGCATTGGAAACACTTAAGCTATTACTTTTAAGCACAAGAGGTTGGGTCGGAATTGCCGCTGCAGCGTTCGTTGTACTAGAGGATTCTGCCGGTAAAAATTTGTATGGAATCGGAGATAAACAAAGATCGCTAGGCGAATTTTTCGTGCAGTCTTGGAAACTAATGGTTAATAACGCTTTAATCATTTGGTATGGTTTTTGTCAATTAGTTAACCAAACAGCTAACGGAATATTCAAGGTTATTAACGGTATTGGTAAGGCGTTTGGCTCGGCCGGTGATTTGATTAATACAAAGTGGATTGACGAACAGAAAGCACATTTGGAAGGCTTAGTCCAAGAGTCAGATAAATTAGCGAATAGCGTTGGCGACGCGGGCGCTAAAGTAGCCGAAGCGTTCTCTAGTTGGAAAACTCCAGGAGATCCAAACGCTGACTTCCAATCGCTTGATTCCGCTTCTTATAATACGAAGGCTGACCAAATAGCCGGATTAGGCGACGCTTTTAAGGGTCTAGGAGCAGACGCAAGCGCCGCAATGCCTGAAGTATCTGGTTTAGGTAGTTTGCTCGATGACATCGGACAAAAAAGCAAAAAAGGTGCAAAAGACAGTCGAGAAGAGTGGGAAAAACTTTCCGATGCTCTTCAATCGTCTCT